TAGGCTTCAGTACCCCGTAGTGGGTGGTAAAAATATAGTAGATTTTAAGAAGTTCTTCACGAAGTTGAGAGCATCAACGGAGTGGATGAACACAGGCGATGGCCAAATAGGAGACATAAAAAAGGGTGCGTTGTACGTGGTAGCTGCTGCTAGGCAGGGTTTGGGGTCTGATTCAGCGTCCATGAAGATAGGTGTCAACTTCGCGGCCGAGAGCCGTTTGTATTTCAAATCTGTTGGTAATCAATAAAGAGTGTTTATTTCATATAAACATAGAGTACATAGCTGCCAAGTTGGCAGTGATTTTTTCACACACCACACAAAATAAATTACAGGGCGGACAGGATAAAGGCGGGCGGTTAAAGGTGGCCGCTAGGGGTAAAAAAAAACCCGAGACTGAGACTTAATTAACATCTGGAAGGCGGAACATAGTTTCGCCTTCACCCATGAAATGAATTACACAGTTTGATTCAAAATATTCCTGCTGGGAAGTACTCATCTGCTTGTACCAATCATCATCTGGATTGACGATGATTATTGAGGGGATGCCTCCTTTAATGATCTTCTTCTTCCCGTACTTTGGATTCACTGTGAAGTCTCTCTGGGATCCGACGAGACATTTCCAGGCTGGTACATACTTGAATGGTATATCATCTAGTATGTTGTACAAGGCTTTGTTATTGTAGTGAGAGAAATCAACGTTATTGTTATAGTAGTTATGTTCTCCTAGAGAACGGGCCCATGTAGTTTTTCCGGTCCTTGTAGGGCCGCAGATATACAGACTCAGTTTTCTTCCGGGGGTGTTCTGATGAAATCAGCGACCCATGAATCATGTGTTTCAGTATTGTATAGTACAGTAGATGTTGGAGTTACCTGATTCAAGTTATTTGTGGCCCAGTCTGACAACGTCTCGCTGCATATGAGGTTGTCAGTGGAGAATTCTGGTTGATAAGCGGGTGCTGGATCTGGATGGAGTGCTCTGGCAGAGTACTCGAAGTTTGGTAGTTTGGTTGCCCAGTCGTATGGGAAAGCTGATTTCACCATAGACAAGTAGTCTTCTCTAGAAGTAGAGAAGGCCATTATCTGCGCCATTTTGGCGTCGCGTGACTGGTTATCCTGTGGACTGGACTGAGTGTATTCACCCCACTCGGCCACTGATGTAGCAGAAGGACTATCTTTGAAGATGTAGTCCTTGATATTGTCGCAGTTTCTGGCTGCTTGGATGTTTGGGTGATACAAATCACCGTTTGAAAGAAGGTCCAATTTGGACGGAGTGTTGATGTTTGCTCTTTTATGACACTGGATGAGCACATGTATGTGGGGAGAACCATCTTGATGGTATTCTCTTACTGCTGCTAGGTATCTGGGTTGATACCTTGACAGGATGTGTTTGAGGTAATCAACAACATACTGTGGTTCAGCAGGACACTTAGGGTAAGTAATGAATAAGTACTTACAGTATACGCGGAAACGAACTGGTCCGGCCATCTGGATGATTTGTTGTTGATGGAAGAAGAAGAGTAAGTAATAAGGGGAGAAGAGCCTGAACACTTAGTCGGAATTCAGGGGGCTCGCATATACTCCTACGTGCCGGTGTCCTCGAGCGGAGAGGCTATCCACGTGTCCCTTGGTGCGGAACGCACCCCTTCATTTATAGGCCCCGAAGTGGGCCTAACCTGTTAATGGGCCATAGGCCCATGAGGGACGCGAGAGGGCGGCGGCATTAATATTACCCGCCGCCCCTCGGAGCGTCCCGAAAACGATGTGTGCGCTCTACATCGTTTTCGGGGAACAAGGATAAGATGTAGGTGCAATAATTCAGGGCTTTACGCGCTGGATTTCTTACTTTACAAGGAAGAAAGCTATAAAAGGACTACTGATGTGATGTGATTCCATGGCATATGCGGCTATACCACCTGCCTGGGAACCAGGGTTACTTGAGGTAACCGGAGGGTTAGGAGCTGAACGTGACAGTTCACCTCCTCCGGATAACGGCGAGGGCTGGAAGGCTTTAGCCGTTGGATTGGCTGCCGCGTTCGTATCAGTAGGTCTTCTATTCATTCTGTACAATTGGATAGTTAAAGACTGTCTGTTGACGTGGAAGTCCAAGAGGTTACGCCGTTCGGAGGAGATAGGATTTGGGAATACTCCGGCTAGAGGAGGAGAGACCGTCTCCGGTGGTAACAATGTCCTCAGATAAGAAGAGGAAGGTGACTACTGGGGAATCTTCTGGGAAATGGAAGGGGGTCACGTATTCACGTAGGAAGAAGGTTAAGGTTGTTCCTGTAAGAAGACCGGCTTTACAAGTGCTGCAGCAGCAGTGGATCTTACCTGATAGTAAGATCATTAACATTAGTGGTGGTGCTGTCTACCATATTAATCAGTACAAGGCTGGTTCAGGTGACGATTGTCGTCATGCTAACCAGACTATTACCTATAAGATGGACTTTGCAGGTTGTCTATGGGTAGACGACGATACTGCTCGCCTGGTAATGCCGATAAGGTGTTACTTCTGGCTGATCTATGATGCAGAACCCAGAGGCGTTCTGCCTGCCACGACGGATATATTCAACATGCCGTGGACCCATATTCCGGCGACATGGAAGGTGACTCGGTCGTACTGCCACCGATTTGTCATTAAGAGGAAGTGGACTATTGATCTGACGTCGGATGGTACAGTGCCAGGGACTAAGACTAGGCTTCAGTACCCCGTAGTGGGTGGTAAAAATATAGTAGATTTTAAGAAGTTCTTCACGAAGTTGAGAGCATCAACGGAGTGGATGAACACAGGCGATGGCCAAATAGGAGACATAAAAAA